GTCAGGCTGTGTTGTCTGCTCCTGAGATTGTTGGTAGTCTGTCGCTGACTGACCCTGAGACGCAGCATACGTTTTCTGTCTCTGTGTGTCGCTGCTCTGTTGAGACAGGGACAGACGAAAATCTGGAATACTTTATCTCCGGGGAATTGTCTGACGATGCTGCGTCATTATTAAATCCTGTTGCTGCTTGGGGGACACACAGAACCGCAGTGATCACATATCACTGCAGGCAGGGACAGACACAACAGGCTGACAGCAGAGCAGCTTTCAGGAGTTCTGTCAGTTCTACTGAGTCTGCTGTCTCTGCTGTGTGCTCTGCTGCTCCTGTTGAGACAGCGACAGACACAGACAGACACGGAATGGAAGTTCTGTTGCGTCGCTGTGTCTTGAATATCTCACAAGCAATTGACAACAGGAAAAAACACTGGTTAAAGACAGCGACAGCAGAAGATTTGAGAAAACGACAGCGACAGGAGAAAGCTGCTGTGCTGCTGCGTCTGTTGCGTCTGCAGGAAGTCAGATTCACTGACAGTCTGTCTGCAGGCAATTGTCAGGCAGGCAGTCAGGCTTTCCTGACAGGGACGCTGCGTCTGCCTGCAGAGACTCAGTCTGTCTCAGGAGCACAATTGGCGAGACTGTGGAAAGCGACAGGATACAATCAAAACAGCCTGTTTTTCAATGTGATCAGAGCAGCAGAGCAGCGACAGCAGCAACAGGCTGTTGCGTCGCTGAATTGACAGCGTCTGCTCTGTGTCTGTGTGCTTTCTGTCTTAGAATTGTGGGGTTTATCATGTTTTTCGTTTCAACAGCAGCAGACAGGCAGACTGTCGCTGCGTCATATGGATTTAATGACTGCCTGACAGCAGACGCTGAGACTGTCAGACGATATCTGCAGACGCTGACTGCCTGGAACAACAGACAGTCTGACTCTGTGCTCTGTGCTCCTGAGACAGTCTCAGTGATCACTGCAGACACAGAGGCAGACAGTCTGTCTGAACAGATAGACTGCCTCTGTCGCTGTCTCGGATTATCTGAGACAGACTGACAGCGTCTAACATAGCCTGATAGCGTCTGCTGTCCGGTTTTATCCTGAGACTCAGGGACAGTGTAAAGCTGCTCCTGAGTCTCTTTGTTTACGTTCAAGACACAGCACAGCGACAGGGACACAGGAGCAGCAGACAGGCTGTCCCTGTGTCTCTGTCGCTGCTCTGTTTTGCCGACAGGCAGAGACTCAGTCTGTCTGCGTCGCTGAGACTGTCTCAGTGATCACAGACAGAGACGCAGCACAGACACAGGAGCAGCGACACAAGAGCACAGACAGAGACTCAGAGACAGCGACAGCGACGCAGACAGAGGCAGGGACAGAGGCAGGGACAACAGAGACTCAGAGCAGTCTCAGCGTCTGCTGCTGCGTCTCTGCCTCTGTCTGTTGCTGCTCCTGTCGCTGCGTCGCTGTGATCACAGACAGGAGCAGTCTCTGTCCCATTACTGTCAGGCAGACACAGGGACAGCGACAGGGACAGCGACAGGGACAGCGACAGGGACAGCGTCGCAGCTTGAAACGATAAGTAAACCCCACAATCTGAAAAGAATAGGGGGTTTAAGATAGTGGGGTAAAATATAAATAGAAGATATTTAGGTATTTATATTCTTTATTCCTCAATATATTCGGATCTTTTATTCCTGAATATATTCGGATCTTTTATTCCTCAATTCAGTTTTCCGTCCATGCACACAACCCATTGGGGACAGTGATCAGACAACCAACAATCAGCCACAATAGGTTGTGGGTGTAACGGGATAGGCTGATGGTATGCGGAAAACATTGCCCACCCCGTATGGGATTTTTTGGGATAAAAATTGTGAAACAACTCTTGACAGTCCGATAGACAGAACGTAACTTGATGCAAGTGCGAATGGTGATTCACCCCGTATGGGATTTTTTGGGATAAAAAATAATGGCCAAACACTTGAAGTGCAAATGCTGTCAGAAGCCGATCATTCTGGTACCTAGTGCTGAAGAGCGTGCTGCAAAAGACCGCAACGGTAACACCGCAGCGTACTATCGGAACTTGTTCAAGACCTGCACTGATTGTCAGGTGAAAAGTTGGTACAGTCGCTGATTCAGATTCTACTTCCCCTGATCAGATTTTTAGGAGTTTTTTGCTATGTCGAAGAAAGTAACACTGTGCAATTCTGAGGGTGAAAGATTGTGTGGTAGTGACGGACATATTCAAGTTGACGGTCGATTCAATCTGATCAGTACACGGTTCAGGGTGTCACATTACCGCGAGCGGTTTCGTAAGCACTTGACCTGGCAGGCGGAATACTGGACTCATTTTTACTTTGACAACCAGCCCGGCAAACTGTACTCAATCGACTGATCAACCGATTCCACTTCCCCTCAGAAACTTCTGGAGAATAGCTATGTCAGTGATGAAGTCGATTCTTGATGCGGCTGTCCGTCAGTATATCCAGACCGCACTTTGGGCCACCACGAATCACGACAGTGATACACCCCTCGATAAGACTTACAGTGAGTCTGATCTTGCTGACGGCGAGTACGATGCGATTCAGGATGAAGTGACGGCATTCTTTTCCGTGCCCGAAGTCGCTGCACTTACTGAAGACTGGATGCGGGAAGAATACACGCAAGCGGCACACGATTTCTTTTTGACTCGCAACGATCACGGGGCTGGATTCCGTGACGGTCATTGGCCGGACAATGCAGGGCAGGTCTTGTACAAGGCAGCCAACGGTAAAGGCTCGCATGAGCCATACGTGGGCGATGACGGAATGATTTACTTCAGTTGATTTCCTTCACAAGTTTCTGAGGAAGAATTGCTATGTCAGACAAATTGGAACCGAGTGTTCAGCAGCGGGTAGCAGCACGTAATCTGTTCGGCTGTGGGAATAACGTGCCTGTTGTGTTCGGCGACATTCCGGCCCCACAATTGACAGGCCGTAAGGGTGGGCATTTCACGAAGGGTGGAAGTCGCGTCAAACATACTTCAGCCTACTCCAGCAAGGGATGGTCTAAGATACAGTACAAGACGGACAATCGTATCATCACGATACCTTACAGTTTTAACGGCTGACTGCTGACTGCTGACTGATCATCTGTTCTACCCCCTGTTCAGATTTTTTGGAAGGTTGAGACAATGGCTGCAAAGTATTTCTATTTCACCAGCGTTTCTGATGGGCGTATTATCAAGACTCAGACTCCGGAGTGCTGGCAGGACGTTGCCCGTTATCACGCTCTGAAGTCTAAAGCTGAGGGCGAGCGGCTCTACGTTCAGCAGCAGCGAGCACAGTTGACTGCAGACTTGCAGGCAGCGAAGCGTAAGGTGCATGGCGATCAACAGGTCACGGTCTATGCGGTCATTCGCAAGGTATCCGCCAGCGGGATGAAGCGGACGATTGACTTCTATGTGTGCATCAACGGTGAAATGCAGTGCATCACGTACAACGTTGCTACGGTACTGGGGGTGTCATTGGACAAGGACAGGGGACTCATTCGCAACGGCTGCGGGATGGATATGGTGTACGACACCGTCGATTCGTTGTGGCGGGCACTTGGTTTGAATGACTCTCTGAAGTTTCACACGAGCATCCTCTGAGGCTTAGGTTGAGTGCAGGATAGACAGTCACTGCGGTGGCTGTCATTCATGCTCTTTACCCCCCCTGATCAGATTTTTTAGGAGTAGTGGATATGTGTTGCGATGGCTGGGATATGTCTGATTTGCACAAGAACCAGTGTCCGCAGTGCGATGGAGACGTGACTTCAGACGGTCAGGCGACAACGGGCTGCAATCATAGTTCGATCACGTGTGATGTGTGCGGGGCAAGACCTTGTGACGATTCCTGTTGATACCCCTGATCAGATTTTTTAGGAGTAACACTATGACATTCAGACCACTACTTGCTGCAGATGCAACGGATGCGGATATCCGTTATCCAGTGCTCGCCAGTCCGAAGATTGACGGTATCCGTTGTCTGATCGTAAACGGTCAGGCAGTTACCCGTAGTCTCAAGCCTATTCCGAATCTGTTTATTCGGCGTATGCTGGAGAAGTATGCACCTGATGGAGCGGACGGTGAGATCGTTGTGGGCGACTCATTCAATGCGACTACGTCGGCTGTCATGAGTCGTGACGGCGAGCCAGTGTTTACCTACTTCGTGTTCGATGATTGCAGGGAAGCTGCTGCCCCAATCTCGTTCAGGCTCAGGTGCCACGATATGACCAACCTTCTGACCGAATACAGAATGCAGAATCCTGGGGGGAAGTATCCGTGGCTTGCCCCTGGCTGCAGAATTCAGTTCCTTCATCACAAACTTATCGAGACCGCTGAGGAAATGCAGGCGTACTACCAGAAGTGCCTCACTGAGGGGCATGAAGGTGTCATGATTCGTGATCCGCTGGGAGTCTACAAGCACGGGCGTAGCACGAAGCGTGAAGGTATTCTGCTGAAGCTGAAGCCGTTTGCGGATGCTGAAGCGGTGGTTGTACGTATCGACGAACTGCAGCATAACGGCAATGCTGCAGAAACAAACGCTCTCGGGCTTACAGAACGCTCTACAGCCGCTTCCGGCAAGTCTGCTGGGGGTACTATGGGTCGATTGCTGGTAAAGGCTGTAACGGGCGACTACAGCGGCAAAGAATTCTTCATCGGTACTGGGTTTGATCAGACGCTGAGGAATGAGATATGGGCTTCCCCTCAGAAATTTCTGGGGAAGAAATTGACGTTCAAATACCAGGCTCATGGGTCAGTGGATCTGCCACGGATTCCGGTGTTCCTGCGGTGGCGTGATGATGCGTGATTGTGGTATCCCCTAGTCAGATTTTTTGGGAGTTGAGATTATGTCCGTGATGCAAAAGTTGTTGGAAATCAACGATGAACTGGTTAAGGTGCTGGAAGAGCGTGCTCGCCTGCAGGCACAACTGGCGGAGGTTAAGAATCAGTTAGAAGCCGTGGTACAGGAGCGATACAACCTGCAGGCTGAACTGAATACAAAAGACAAGCAGTTGCAGGACGTTTGTTCTGTTAAGCCTGCAGATCAGAACGGTCTGGTCCGTGACGTGTCACACTATACTCAGGCTGCGGAAGTGGACGGGCCGATCGAGCCACAGCCGGAGCCACAGCCACAGCCGGTGCAGGTCCGCGAGGGCCGGTGGCGCAAGCGAAGCGGGGCTGAGGTGAGTGTAAAGGCAATGCCGACGGATCACGATCATTTTTTAGCGGCGTTTCCTTGGTGGGATGGTGACGTTACGACGTGGGGAAATGACGGGGTATTTCTCAACAGCCAAACAGCGTCTAACGATCTGGTCGAGTATCTCGGGCCGACAGAGCCTCAGCAGCCTGCAGAGCCTCAGGAGTTCAATCCGTACACGTTTGCAGCGTATATTGTTGGCGATAAGAGCCAGCCTGATGCACTGCGGATCGTGTGGGCAACTGAGGAATGGATTCAACATGCGAACTTCGGTATTGTGCATCGGATGAAGGATTCCTTCGAAACCTTGACGCTGAACTTGAAGGTTCAGTAGTACCCCCTGTTCGGATTTTTTGGGTCAACAATTTCTGAGGAAGAAAGCAATGAAGTACGCAGTTGGTAATCGTGTGAGTGTTGAAGTCAGTAAGGGTCGCCGGATTGTTGGCGAGGTTGTGAACTGCATTCCCGGCAATGCAAGCGATCAGCCGATGTACGATGTGTCCGTGCCCCATGTGGTGTACACGCATGGATCTGCAACGGGTACATGCACGGGTACGATTCGGACACTGGCGTTCTTTGAGGATGAATTGACACCTGCAGGAGATGTGAATTGACTGAGCGAAGCGTAGCAGACGGTTTGATTGTTGCCGTCCTGTTGTATATCGTGCTGCTGTTGGCAGCTTGATCGTGTTCAATACGGGGTACTGAGTGTGTTACTTAGTACCCCCCTTCAGATTTTTTGAAAGTGACTGCTATGACTGAACGACCGATTCTTGAGACGATGGATGATTTCACAGCACTGTGCCACGAACAGTACACTGAGTTTCTGGCGAAAGAATACCAGTGTGATATCAAAGAGGCACGGCGTATGGTGGCTCAGCGGTTCTCACCGAACGGTTCACTGCACTTGAGCGAGTGGCCTACAGGTATGTTTTTGCATTCCTCTCTGGATGATTCGCAGAAGGAACTGGTCTGGAGTAAAGGCGTCAATATGCGGTTCAAGAAGGAGGCATTGCAGAACGCTCTGACACTGTATCAGTTGCTGGATACTATGTCGCAGGTATGGGGTAAGGAAATGATTCAGGAGCATGTTGACAACAGTTCTGTCAGTGACTTCTTCAGGAATATTGTAGGGCAGGTACTCTCAGACGTTCCTGACGAATCAGAACTGCTGAATGCTACCATTCACGCTGATATGATCTCGCTTCAGAAAATGGTTGACTACGAAGGGGCTGAGATCATCCTGTTGTTCAAGCACTTCGAGGACCGACCACAACTGCACAGTGCCGCTCTGGCACTGTACAAGAGCCATGAGAATGACGAAGGTGCGGTTGTGAGAATGGCTTTTGTTCGGCTGGCAGCATTGCGTGTGTTGGTTGACTGTTACGCTTTCATTGTGAGTTTCCCTCAAAGGTAGTTACGGTATCCCCTGATCGGATTTTTTGGAGAAGAATATGTCGGTACGGTTTGTTAAGTTTGATACGAAATTCAAGCATAGCGTATGGATCAATCCGGCAAATGTGTCTTGGATACAGCAAGAGTCTGTTTTAACAGTCATTCTCGCTACTACAGACAGTGACACCCCGTTTTACCTGCCGGGGTCAGTCGAGGAAGTCATTGACAAGCTGACTGGGAAGACTTCACCTGAATCTTTCCAGCCTCATTCAACAACGTGAGAGTGTCTGTACGTTTTCTGTTCAACAGTTTCTGAGGAGAAGTAGTAATGGCGGCTAAAACAGTGTTGTCGATGGAAGAGTCCATGCGTCTTGTCGAGTGGGGCAGGAAGAATACCGAGTACATGACCCGCAATCCACGGAACAACATCCGACGCAAGATCAAGACGGACACAGGCATTGATGCAGGTTTGACGAAGATCGTCGAACTGGAGAAGATGTTCAAGATCGTGAAAAAGCATGGCGGTAAGAGACCAGCGGGAAAGAACTACGCTCGGTTGCTGGCTGACTTGCAGGTTGTGGCTGAGGCAGTCAGGAACATTGGCAGGATGCACAACCTGACATGGGATGCGGACGGTACTCAGCGGACTCACACGGCTGATTCACGTCGTTGGTTGGAGGAGGCTCGGAAAGATGCGGTGAAGTCCTTCATCCGTGTGGATGACATGCTGCAGACTATGGAAAAGATGGTCGCTAAGATCAACGGCGAAGAGGCTGCAGAGAAGACTGGCTGATACCCCTGATCGGATTTTTTGAAACGAAAACACCCTGCGGGAAATTCCTGCAGGGTGTTTCTGTTTATGCCGGGAAGTGCAACGGTGAGAGTAACGCTGTCAGAACTGCTTACCGTGCTTCACTGGTCTGGTTTCGTTGAATGCCATCTTGGCCAGTACTACATCGGCCAGTGGGATATCGTGTTCGCCGGCCATCTGGAAGCAACGGATGACCACGTCTGCCAGTTCTTCTGCTGCATGACTGTACTGCTCCATGCCTGGGCGTTCGCATGGGGGATTGCCCACACGGAATGCCTCACAGGCTTCTGCCAGTTCAGTCACAATCAGCATAAGCTGCTCCGCTGGATTGCGGGGTGTCTCTGTCAGCCAGCCCTTGCGAATGGCCCATGCAGCGATACTGTCCTGCAGGTAGGTCATGCCGTCACGCACCACGCTACGCATTACCTCACGCATCAGGTCTTTGTGGGCTTCTGCGTTATTGACATCACAGATCTCGGTATTTTCAGCCCAAGTTATTTCAGCGATAGACAATCTGTGGCTGATCTTGTCTTTCATCTCGTCCAGTTTGCTGACTTCAGGCAGTTGCACTGGTGCTGGCTCCGGAGGTGTTGTGTCGATGCGGCGACGGTAGTAATCTGCTGCCGTGTTACCGGCTAGCACATTACGATTTCCGTATGCCGTGTTACCGGCTAGCACATTACGATTTCCGTAAAGTGTCTCTCGCCAATTACCTTCCATGTCTTTCCACATATCTCCTTGCTGCAGTACCTCGCGTTCGCCCAATGTTCTCCATCCGGGACCATCAGGATCGGTCATGTCATCTGCGGGGGTATTGCTCATTCTGTCATCCTTTCAATCATCCGGGGAAGCTGACCTGCAGTGTAACCAACCTGGTTTACTGTACGGCCAGCGGCATTGAAACTGAACTGTGGTATCTGGTTGCTGCTCCAGCGTACTCCTGCAGGGTTGATGACTACTTCGATTGGGAACTCAATCCCTCGTTTTTCGTAGTCTGCTTTCAGGGCTGCCAGATCAGCCTTGAATCTCCTGCAAGGAGCACACCATTCTTCTGTACGAACATTCAGTATGGGCTTCTGAGGCCCTACAGTGGCCTCTGTAGCCTCTCCGATTTCCTGTCCGACTGATCCATCGTCTTTCTGCTCCAAGGCCCTTATACGGGCTTCCAGAGCCTCCAGACGCTTCAGGAGCAGGGTATAGTCTGCTGTGGCTGCAGGAGTTTCTGGGGAAGAAGATACTGGTTCGTCCCCGAACAGCAGGGATGCCACAAACAGCAGGTGTATGGCGACCAGGAAATACATCATGCCTCTGACTGAGCACAGTTTGCGGGATAACCATCTCATTGAAACAATCCTCCTCCTTGCTTAACACGATCGTAGTAACGCTCCACAATACGGTCGGGGTACAGAGTGTATCCGCCGAAGGGATTGCACTGAGTACGCTGCAGGGCCGTGTAGACACCCTCGGGCAGATAGTACCATCCGTCACCGTGACTGTTCCACACAACCATGTACCATACGCCGTTGATCTTTTCGGCCCAGATAATTTCTGTTGCATGACCGCCACCCGGTCGAGGTAAAGCGGTCATGATACGCTTACCGTTGAAGGGTCTCCACTGGACATTCCAGTAGGTACCGATATGGATAGATGCACCTGCTGCCAGACTGGCCAGTGCATCCTTCCACGGCAACATCTCACCGACTTCCGTAACGATTGATTTCTCGATCGTCAGGTTCTGGCAGAATCGACGGAACTGGTCAGCATTGCGACACCAGCGGCTGTAAGGCCAATTCTGCAGTGACGGCAAACCGGGTGAGACATTGAGTGACTCGATACCCTCGGTCAGTACACGCACACCAGACTGGATGCTGCTGCCATCGTCTACGCCTACGTTACGTGGTCCCATGATATACAGGGACGCACAGTAAGCGTACATCTCTGACAGGTTCGGCATAGTGCCTGACACCTTCCAGCGTCGAGACTCTTCACCGTTGGCTGTTGCCTGGCCCTGGCAGTCAGACATTGTCTGCCGTTCGACTTCCATGTGAGGTACTGGACTGCGGGCTGGGTCAAGCAGAACCGCTTCCCAGTCCTTAAAGTCCTCAGCACGGATTACACCAACCTTGCGTAGTCGCTCCTGACAGCGAAGACGCAGGTAGTTCCATTCCTGCTCTGTAGGTTTCTTCAGAGTCAATGTTGGGTCGGTTGTGCTCATGGTGAGTACCCTTCGATGAAGTCAGCATGGGATTCAGCACTCCACTTTTCTCCGCCGAAGACTTCGGCTTCGATTGTCAGCAGCGGAGTGAATGCCCGTCTGCGAATCTCCTGGTTCGCTGTACCCAGCCATGCTGCAGCATCAGCCTCTGAGCGTATGGCACCGCTGCGTAGACGCTGTGCAAGATCCTTGTGGGCTTTGCGTAACTCCACTTCGTAGAACCGAAATGCCTTGGACATTTCATCCAGCGGCTTGTCAGGTTCTGGGCGAAAGATAGGTGCGTCTGGTACTGCGGTCACTGTGAGAGGCAGACGCTTCATGCTGGTGGCGTCAGTAGCCCCGGCCTTGAGCAGTATGACTTCCACCTTGCCTGTAGCAACAGCACGCAGAGTGTATCCGTATGTCTTTGTGACAGTGCGTTCTTCGGTCGTTGTACCTCCTGCAAACCGACTGTAGATCACGGTGCCCTGCTGCCAGGACTTCGTGGTAATCAGACCGACAGGTGAGTCAAGAATGATCAATGGATCATCCGACTCGATGAAGTAGAATTCATCGAGCCGGAAGGTATCCACTTGAGTCGGCTGAGGCGGTACGTTCTGTGGTGGCTGAACAACAGGTACGACAATGTCGTCCTGTACCAGACAGAGGCATAACAGCATCAGCAGTTTCATGGGAGTGTCCTTGAGAGTTTCTGAGGAAGAAGATTACAAGTCAAGCGGTCTGAGTCTTGTAGATACCGTCAGCATCCTTGACCAGGTCGATGACTTCTTCGTTGCTGCAATTTGCGAACTTGCTGATGATGTTGTGAGCCAGTCGTTGACGGGCGGTAGGATCGAGGTCAAAGCGAATGTAGTCGGGAATAACACCGCCGCCTTTGCTGGCCTTGGCTGCCAGCTTCTTCTGACGCTGCAGTTCTTTGTCGATTTCCTTGGCCATTGCCATTTCCTGACGACTGCTGGTGGCAAAGTGTTGCATGTTGCCGTAGACAGAGTTCCGCATAGCGACAGGATCGACGGTTTCCTGACGCTTCTTCCTGCAATTGCGGAATGCTTCGAGGATCGGTGGCAGGATCGTGCTGAGCATCATGATTACAGACATTGGGTCGAAGCCGACACGTCTACCTTTGGGGTTGGTTCCGGCAACAGCACCTGTGTGGTTGGAAACGGACGTTGCGAAATCGGCGAGGGCTGACATGACTAACCTTTCAAAATGACGGCTGATTGAGATCAACGAATGCTGATTGGTACTCAACCAAACCTTTCGTTCTTGGTCTTTTCCTGATGACACTTAATGCAGAGAGTCTGACTGTTGCTAAGGGTGTCTGGGCCACCTTGGTGCAACGGGATGATGTGGTCTACTTCCAGATTGTCTTCGGGGTATGGCTGTTCGCATTTCTTGCAGGTGAATTCATCTCGCTGGAGGACGTGGAATCTTCGCTTTGTTCGCCCCTTTCTTTTGAAGCTGTGGGTGACTGGCTTTCGTGGTGTCGTTACTCGAACTGTTTTCATACTTCTGGATCATCCTGAAAGCGTTCTCGATCCACGGGGCACAGCGAAGCAATGGAATGGTACGTCCTCGTACTGGACGCATCTCAGTGTCGTTGCTGATCAGAATACCGAGAGACAGCAGATCGTCTATGCGACGGCTGATGGTCTCCAGAGGAATACCTGTTGCCATTGCTATGCCTTGCCTCTGCAGACCTTTCTGAGACAAGGCTACATGCTTGATGATAGTATGTTGGCGGCTGAATGAGGTGTCAAGTGCCACCTTTGTCAGTAGACGGCGGATATCGGCTGTGATGTGATTGACACCGAGGACGTAGCACAGACACAGAGCCAGGCGAGACAATTGCTTGACTACTCGGGTACTGGCTTCAGGCCGGGCATCGTACAGGAGTTCGCTACTGCCGAATTCCTTGCTGCGAGGTGCCTGAGCACGGCTACAGGCAATCACGTCACCTAGGGCCTGAATCAGGCGTATGTCGTGGTCATCGTGTCCGGGTCGAAGAATGTCCTCGTTGCGTAACTTTGTGTGCAAGTAAGACAGGAACCCAGCAGTATAGGCTCGCTGCTTAGGGAAAGATCGAGCATCTCCATTTTCGTTTCCTTCACTCCGAGTACGGGCTGTGGCTTCGAAGATGGACTGGATCGCTTTCCTGTTACGAGAGGTTTCAACCTCCCTGTTTGTTTCAAGTCGGCAATGCAGGAAGCGTTCTCCAAGTGCTGCCATATTGAGCGAGTAGATACGTTCTGTAATGCCGATGACCATTCCAAAAGAGACATTGCTGAAGGATGCTGATACGCCATTACGGTACTCAGCGTTGAGAGATCCATCGAAGATATCTCTAAGCTCACCGTACACATTGGCCAATTGCTGAGGGCTGGATTCCAGTAAGAGAGTACCGTCTTTGACGATAACGCACTTACCCTGAAGCAATGGGACCAAGTGCGATCCTTGACGACTTCCGCTGACAAGCCCAGTAAACTTGCTAAGCGGTCGAGTATGGATTTCATCAGATGCGAGGAGTTCACAGATTGTTGACTTTCCACTGCTGGGTGCTCCTACGAGATACATCCACAGTGGATCACCTTCAAGTGCCACTGCAATATGTGTTGCCATGCCAAGAGCCAGGCAGTCTACCATTGAGTCAGTGACTGTCAGGTCATGCTTGTAGATTTCCATCAGCTTTGCGAATGAGTCGCAGGCTTGTGGCTCGATGGTGACTACTTCCTGCATGTCTACTTCCTGCAGGTGCTGTTCGATAAACTCAAGAATGTTCATATTTCGTTTCCGTTATCGCAGATTACAAAATCTGCTGAGTCCCTCAAAATGTTTTCTCTACTCCAGATAGGAGCGGACTGATAGGCTTCTATACGTCTTGCAATTCTTTCTGATCCTTGCCATCGTTCAAGGCTTGGGTGGACACCTTTTTTCATGCACACTCCACTATTTACGGAAGCGTTACTGGAGTCGCCTGAGTGCAAAGGTATTTTGGTGAACACCTTTGGGTTAAGCATTCGCAGACCATGCAGTTTTACTGTTGGGGTACCGTTCACGCATATCGCATCCATCAAGTCTGCAAATAAGTCCCACCACTTTTCTGTTCCTATCGACGGCCATTTAGACGTACTACCTAAGCAAACTTTCCATGAGTGCTCCGCCAAAAACTTGAATCTCTCGACCGACTCCCCTAGATGAAATACAGGCACCCCCCCTCTACTTTTGCCCATTTGCGGAACAGGATGTTGTTTTCTCTTTCTGTCCCGTCAATTACGTCGGGTATAATAAAGAAGTCGAAAGCTGGATGAGATCTGAGAGAATCTACCCAGCGTCTGTACCCATTCTCATCCACTTGTCCTTTCCCGGACTTCCAGATACTGAACGCTCCATTGTCTAGGCAGAACGAAGAGCACACGTTTACAACTTCGGCAGTGTGCTGTTGATAGGCGTAGCTGACCAATCCACTTCGACCAGACAAAAATAACATTGCGTCTCGTTTACTCCCTCCTACTGGAGTTCCGTGGTACTTGATCATGATTTTACCATTTCATTGAACAGGTCTCGCAGGTCAAACTTCTCAGGTATTTCTGAGAAGGAAGATAACACCATTCTGCTCCAGTCGATGTGCTTAAGGCTGGCGACGGAATGACCGGATGCTTTGATGCGTTTGGCTACGGACTTGACTCCGCTGCGACCAGCATCATCGTTGTCGAACAGCAGTACGACATGCTTACCTTCCAGCAGGTGCAGGTAGTTGCCGGAGAAAGATGATCCGCAGGAACCGAGTACATCGAAGCGGGCTGAGTGCTTATTCTTGAGGTGCCGCAGGATCAGGTAGTCAGCATGACCTTCAGCAATCCAGATCGTGTCTTCGTCAGCCATGTTGGCCAGACCGAGCACAGAACAGTTCCACGGCTTCGGTGAAGCGTAGGCAATGTTCGTGCTCAGTACGTACTTGTGCAGAGCGATGATGTTGCCCTCTCGGTTGTGTACCGGGAACCAGTAGAGCGAATCAGTATCAGTTTCTTCGCAGCGTACACCTTCTCGCCGCAGTACGTGCATGTCAACACCAGTCTTCTTCTGGCAGAACTTTACGGCTTGTGCCTTGGTGAGTTCTGGGAGAGAAGAATACCAGTGTCGCATGAACGTAATAGCGTTACCACGTTCCTTGCAGGACCAGCATTGGTAGACATGACCATCTTGCTTAGACATGGAGAGTTTGTTCTCCTTGCCGCAGAATGGGCAGTCGGTTGTGTAGTCGTCTGTGTTGTCGGAGTAAGGTACCCCGAGGTGATCGAGCAGTTTCATCATTCGTCTTTCAGAAGATTGTACAGAGCGTTACCGCAGTCCATTGCTCGCTGAGCCATTGGCAGCGGATCGTAGTTCCAGTTCGGGTTTGCTGCCAGACCAGCCATTGCGGCAAGCACACAATGCTGCTGCAGTGTCAGACCAGCAGGGTATTCCTGTGCTGGTCGAGGTGGTGACTGTTCTGCTGGATTGGATGATGCTTTCTTCATGATTCAGTTCCTGTTGATGTGAGTAACGGACAGAGAGATCAGTAGTGCTTTGGTTCTGGAGTTTCTGATGAAAGTTTGCTGTTTTCTACGGCTCTGGCAGTTGCAGGGAACTGCTCCTTGAAGCATGACCAGACCAGATCAGCAACTTCGCGGTGCTCTTTCTGTGTGCTTGTTGCACGACGTACTTCGCAGTAGTGAATCCAGCTACGGACACTGCCTTTAACGTACATGCGACTGTGGGTGAGTCCTTCAGGCAATACGGCTCGGGCTACCTCTCTGGCAATGCCTTTGTCGATAGCCCACTTGTAACTGTAGTGAATCGCTTTCAGAAGCATCTCCTGCTGTGATGCCCACTCACGAGCCACGTAGTCTTCAGAGTCTACAGGGATGCTGTTCTGCCTGTTCTTCGAATCCTGCATACGGCATTCACGAAGCACGGAAGTGTCAGTGTCCACTTCCGCATATCGCTGACTGAACTCCTGTACTTTCAGACTGGCGTGTCGGATGATCTGACGGCTTACATCTCTGGGACAGATGATCTCAACAACCATATCGACCATATCGAATACTGACCAGTGCTTGTGCTTGATGCAGTATGTCAGCAGACCTGTTGGATTGAGTCCTGCTGTCTGGCTGGAAGGATTGGATACCCGAGCCATGTAGACCATGAATGTTTCAGGATTGTTCAGTCCTTCTGTGGTCTGTGGAAACTGGTCGATCTGTTGTGTGATGCCTACGCAGTGTACGGTGCTCATTGTTTCTCACCTTTCTTCAGTTCAATCATCTTGTCAGTCCATCCACGCATCCACGAAGAGTATTCTTCCGTGGCTGTAATTGAGTACTTCGACTTGTGGAATCCGTAAGGGCAACAGGTTTCTGGTAGTTCGTGTTCTGCTGCTGTCTGTCCGTCAGTGTAGGCTTGCTTGATCCGTTGCTGGTATCCCTTGTCAGGTTCATCCAGATTTACCATGACGGTAAGCATAAATGCTACCACCATTATGAATACAAGTAACAATACGGAATAATTGCTGATATCTCGGGTAGGTTTTTTATTTCCGTAGGCGTCTTTATCTTCTTCTACGCCTAATCGGTCGCACACCTTGTCTACAAATATCACGGCCAATGTAAAAACGACACAACTGCCGATAACCGCTGTCGTTATTCCAAGTACCCATGCAAGAAAGATAGCAAAGTTGTAGAGCATGTTACCCTCAAAATGGAATGATTGGTACGGACTTGTCCCAGCGACTGACAATCAGTTCTGGTTCTACTGGTGCGTGCAGACCGAGTTCTGATGCTGCCTGCATCATGCAATCTGCCAATGCAAATGCGTGCTTCTTTGGGAATCGTTCGGGCATTTCAAACACCAGTTCGTCATGGACCTGTAATACGATTCGCCCTTCAGGATATTCTGAGGTGAGATAATCATCACACAGTCTCATGGCTCGCTTAACGATGACACCCTCACTGCCCTGAACGATGTAGTTCACTCCGGCATGGGCAGCAGGCTCGATGTTGCCGGTCCACTTGTTGACCTGCATCTTCAGTGTCAGTGGGTAATCACCCATTGTGCATACAATGCCGTCACGATTGATTTGATCTTTGGTCTCTTCGATGAAGTTGTGAGCGTTTGGGAATAACTGCAGAACCGTGTCCCACAGTCCCGGAATACCGGCTGTCTTCTCAATCTTCCTCGGACTGGCACCAAAAATGAATCCGAAGTTTACGTTCTTGGCAATGCGTCTCTGTGCCTTTGTCGGCTTGTCATCGCCTTGTATGTTGAAGATCTTTCGAGCAACGAAGTCGTGAGCATCCCAGCCTGTAGCAAACGCATCCATCATTTCCTGTTCGTCGGTGATGAAAGCGAAGATACGAAGCTGAAGCTGGCTGTAGTCCGCCGACACCCACCACTTGCCCGGCGGGGGTCCGAACACGCTGCGGATAGACGGGGACTCAGCCAGACGTTCAGCTATGTATTCAGCATCGTCTTCATAGGGATTGCCTGCCTTGGCAATGTTCTGAGCGTTGGGATTGCTGCTGCTGAATCTTGTAGTGGAAGTGCCAGTGGGATTCAGGTCGATGTTGATGTTGCCGTGCTTGTTGGAGTTGTGCAGGTACGACAGCAGTGAGGTACGTTTCTTTGCGTACTTCTTACTGGCGAGGTAGTTACCTGTGAACTTGAACACAGCAAGAGCGTGAGGCGTATCGGTACTCAGTTTCTCTTCTGCTTTGGTGTGGAGATGCAGCAGGGTATCTGCATTGACACATGCCTGCCCGCCTTTGGTGCGAGACAGTGGCTTCTGCTGCCATGTCTCGAACAGCAGTTTGCGGACAGTTGTGTCTGTGATTTTATCCAACTTGGATTGCTTGCGTACTTCGGTGTCCAGTTTGCCGATCTTCTCTGTGCATACTTCGACGGCATGGAGCAGTTGACGCTTGCGTATATGCAGTCCTTGTGCGTACATCTTGAAGACGACGTGCTGGATCTGACGATTGACGCTGAGGAGTTCCTCAAGGTTATCGTGACGCTCTGTGAGTTCAGCAAACAGGTGTGCTGCTAAGTCGTAGGTGTTGACACAATCTGCCTTAAGGTAGTTGGAGCAGACTCGACCGAGGAGATCATCTGGCAGTTCCGGGCGTAATGTGTGAGGAATGCCCTGCTGTACTGCGAGTGGTAGCCAGAAGTCCATGCGAGACCAGTCAGTGCCTCTACCACATCCAAGGAAAGTTGGGTGTCGGTCAGACTGTCTGGCTTCGGCGATGATCCATGCCTTGCGGTGTTTTCTTGCAAGTGCTCTGCACCTGTTGACAACTGAAACGAGTTGATCATCTTCAGGGTATTCCTTACCGAGATATTTTCTGGTGAGAGAATCCAATGACATAGCGTCGGTGCTGCTGGCTAAGTGAGCCAGATGCTGAGTGTCTACGATTCGTTCCCAAAATGCAGGAGACGCTGGCTCTTCCCAGTCGTAGATTCCAGCTTCGCACAATGCTCGGATATCGAACTGTGCATTGTGGGCAACGAGCAGGTCGGCGGCGTCGAAAACTTTACGGATGCTCTGACGGTCGAACTCCCGAATACGCATTCGAGTGGTGGGTACAATCTCGACCGTGCTGTGCCTGAATCTTGACCCATCGTAGACTCCTATGGAAAAGGTGGTAGAGCCATTGCGTAGGAACAGCCCAGTCGTTTCTGTGTCGAACGCCAGCATCACAGTATCTCGGGTTGTAGGGGGTGAGAGTAATAGAACTATTGGGGCAGTCGAGTCACGAACTCGATGTAGCACGGACCAGAACTTTTGCTGGCGGCAGGTGCCACCCTATCGCCCTGGCTTGCTGTCCCACACTGGTCTCTACCAGCAGTCTGTCCCGCAGTGTTGGAGTCGAACCAACATCTTCTCCTCCAAAGGGAGACGTTCTACCGTTGAACTAACTGCGAATGATCACTCAGGCAGAGTCAGAGCGTCAAACATCACCTTCATCTTCTTGCCTGATCGTTCGATGATCACACTGCCCTCATCGTTGTCAGCAGCAACGATCACGAAGTCCAGCAGCTTCGGAGCGTTCTTCGGCTTGTACTGGACAGTCTGACCGATCCAGTCGTCCAGTGACACAGCATCGTCGTCACCAGCCGCTGAGACTTCGTCGGTCCACTCATCCTCTTCCGGCTCTGGTTCCGGTTCTGGCTGCTTCTTGCTCTTGCCTGCCTTGGTAGCCTTGGAGGGCTTTACAGGCTCAGGAGCAGGCTCAGGCTGATCCCCTTCATCAGTTTCTGAGGAAGAGTAATCCGGCTCTGAGGCACCGGCTGCTGCGGGTCCGTTGATGTAGAAGTTAAACCGCTTCGGGTCTTTCCTCTGCGGAACTGCAGCGATGATGTATCGACTTCCTACGACTTCTGCAACTGCATCGTCGATCTGCTCCAGAGGCATGTCGGCAGTCTCAATGCCGAGCCGCTGAATATCGCTGAAGAGACGATTCAGTTCGTCTTCAGCGGTCGAGTTGTCAGTGTCCTGCAGCCCTCGCAGGAGGCCAATACGCTGCCCACCGTGCTTCTCCTGTCCCGGCACCATGCCGTCAACAGTGAAGTCGAGGACAACGTAAACTTTTCCATCCTTCTCGATCTGACGCAGACCAGCGAACTTCACTTCGATATCGCCTGCTGGTCCGTTGTAGGCGTTCAGACCGCCACCTGTCGGCGGAGTTTTCTTTGCGACTTCCGCTGCCTTACGCAGACGGGCATTTTTCTTCATCAGGTCTTTCAGAGACATACTTACCTC